CTGCTTGCCATCTCGCAGATGATGAGCAAGGGCACGGTGCAGGCCGAAGAACTGCGCGGACAGCTTGGCGAGCGTATCCCAGGCGCATTCCAGATTGCCGCGCGCGCGATGGGCGTGACCACGTCCGCGCTGTCGGAAATGCTCGACCGTGGTCAATTGCTGGCCGATGACTTTTTGCCGAAGTTTGCAGAGCAGCTCGCGAAGGAAATCCCCGCCAGCGCAGAAACGATGGGCGCTGCCGTCAACCGCGTCGCAAACGCGGCAACGCAAGCCATGCAGTTGATCGGCGGCGCGCTTGCGGACGCCATTGACAAGGCGATGGGGCTCAAAGAAGCCAGCAAGGCGTTGGCGCAGGAAGATGGCATTGCAGAGTTCGCGCGCAAATCGGCCAAGGCCATCGCTATGCTCATCGACGTGGCGCGCGAGTTGGTGATGTTCGTGCCGAACGTGCTACGCACCATTGGTGGATCCATTGCTGCCGTGGCGCGCGATATTAAGTTCGTCTTCGACATCGCGGCAGCCGTGCTCTCGTATGGCGTAGGCGAAAAGGGCAAGGCGGCGATGAAGCGTGCGCTGGATGAGCGCAACGCATTCGTGGCGGCCTACAACGAGGACATGATGGAGCGCTGGTTCCCGAAGCTGATCACCGAGCGGGTGGACGAGTTTTTTGCCAAGCTGCGCGAGGAGCAGGCCAAGGCCGCATCGAAGACGGCGCAATATCTGGAAGCCTCATTGACGGCGGAGCAGCGCAAGACGCTAGATGCGATCCGGTCGAACGAGGAAAAGCTCGCAGCCGAGTACAAGGCCCACGCGGCCAATCTGTATGCAGCCCTGACAAGCGGGGCCATGGAGATCGAGGAGTACAACAAGGCGCGCGCGAAACTCGAGGCCTGGTACAAGGAGCAGCTTGGCAAGTCGCGCAAGGGAAAGTCCGGAACGTCCGGCGCCGTCACAGCCAGGATTGCGCAAATCAAATCCGAAGCCGAGGCCGAGTTCGCCCTGCTCAAGGACAGCCTTGACCGGCAAAAGCGCCTGCTTGACGCGGCGCTCGAGGACCGCCTGGTATCGATCCGCGACTACTACGCGCGCAAAACCGCCATCGAACAGCAGGCGATTGATGCGGAGATCGCCCGTCGCCAGCAGGAACTGGCGGCACAGCGCGCCATCGCCGCCAACCAGCGGGCCAGCGAAGACGCGCGCTTGCGCGCACAGGGCGAGGTCAAGAAGCTGGAGGCCGAGCTGATCGTGCTCAACAACCGGCGCGCTGACGTGGCGCTGGACAACGCCCGCAAGGCGGCCGCTGCCGAGCGCGAGCTGGCCAACGAGCTCGCCCGTGTGCGCGAGCGGATGGCGGAGATTGCTGGCGGAGCAGGCGGCGAAGTCACGCGCGCGCGTCTGGAACGCGAGTATCAACCGATCATCGAGCGGCTGCAGCGCATGGGCGACACGGCTGGCGCGGCAGATGTCCGCCGCCTGATCGATGCCGAGTCTGCTATTGCCGAGCTTGCCAAGCTAGAGCGCCAATACCAGGCCGCCACCGAGCGTATGGCCATCCGCGAGCGCGAGCTGCAGGTGCAAAAAGAGGCCGGGATGATCACCGAGTCGCAGATGCGGCGCGAGATCATCACGCTGCATCAGCAAACGGCCGCAGAGGTGGAAGGGCTGATCCCGAAGATGCAGGAACTGGCCGCCTCCACAGGGTCGGAGGAAGCCATCAACCGGGTGGCGCGTCTCAAGGTTGAGGTCGCCAGCCTCAAGACCGAAATCGACGACGTGGCCACCCGCATTAACGGCGACGTCGAGATCGCCTTTGTGGCCTTGTTTGAGCGGATTGGCACCGGCGCAAAGAGCGCAAAGGAGGCCTTCCTCGACTTCGCCCGCGCAGTGATTGCCAGCCTGCAGCGCATCGCCGCGCAGAAGCTGGCCGAGCAGATTTTTGGCAGCTTCGGCAGGAGCGGTGGAGGCATCGGCGGCTTCTTCGCCGCGCTGTTCAAGGGCTTTTCCGCTGGCGGGCCGGTGCCTGGCACGGGCACAAGCGACACCGTGCCCGCCATGCTCACACCGGGCGAGTACGTCATCCGGCGCGACGTGGCGCGGCGCATTGGCTACCGGATGCTTGATGCCATCAACGGCGGCGGCTGGCTGCCCAGTGTGAGCATCGGGCGGCTGGCCTTTGCCTCTGGTGGGGCGGTGCCGACCGTCACCCAAGCCAACGCGCCGTCACAATCCGTGCGCATCGTCAACGTGGTCGATCCGGCGCTGGCCGCGGACTATCTCAACTCGTCCGCCGGCGAGCGCACCATTCTCAACATCCTGCAACGCAATGCGGGGGCAGTTCGGCAAGTGCTAAGCTGACCTGAATAGCGCATACAGCAAGGACCACAGACATGACAGCCTACGTCGGATTCGTCGACAACTCGACGATGCTTGCCCATTACAAGATGCTCGAAAAGATCAGGGATGTCTGTCAGGCCGAGGGCTGGACCATCCTCCGCTACGACACGTCCATCTCGAACCGTGAGCTGATAATGATGGCACCAGGCCTGTCTGGTACCGAGCAGATTTTCTGTGGGGTCTACTGCTACCAGGACAGCAACGCGGACTACTACAACCTGGCGGTGGCGACCATGAAGGGTTATGTCGCGGCCAACTCGTTCCTGACCCAGCCAGGCATCTCGCCGGTGCTTGGTGTGCCCGCCCACAACCAGCGCATCGATTACTGGATCTCCGTGAATGGCCAGCGCCTGAATGTGGCGATGAAGGTTGGAACGCCCGTGTACGAATCCTTCGGCATCGGCAAGTTCTTCCCCTTCGCATCGCCAGGCCAATATCCGCAACCGCTATTCGCAGCTGGAATGCTGACCAGCGCCTCCGCCACGCGTTATTCCGAGACGACCCACTCCATGCCGTGGAAAGGCAATCGCGGCAACCTGCGCATGCATTTCAACGACGGCACCTGGAAGACGCCGCTTACTACGCCATGGGGCCAATCTACGATGGCCAATTACTGCCGTCCGGCTGAGACCACTTACGCACTCTATCCGGTGATGCTCTACGACTCCGGAAACATCTACGGTGTGCTGGACGGGATCTACCATGTCACCGGCTTCAACAACGTCGTCGAGAACACGCTCGTTATCGACGGTAAGAACTACGTCGTCATCCAGGACGTCGGCCGCACGTCCTTTGGCGACTATTTTGCACTGGAGCTCTCCTGATGCCATACGTCACTGGGCTGGCCAATAACGCCAGCGATCTGCTCAACGCTGTAGTCAATGCCGCAACCAACAACGGTTGGTCCTGGGACGCCAGCTACAGCATGCTCTACAAAGGCGACATCTACGGTCGCCTGACAGTCAGCGGCCTGAACCTCTTGGTACAGGCTGCGCTCGGCTACTCCGGCTCCACGCTGATCACGCCAGCGGACAGCATGGTCGGAATCACCGACCTGCTGCGGGCATCAGGTAATACGCTGCTGAGCTATCCGTTGACCTACCACATCTTCATACACACGAACCCAGACGACATCATCGTTGCCGTCAATTACCAGGTGATGTGGTGGCAATGGCTGGCGATAGGCCAAGCCAGAAACTTTGGCGTGCTTGGCAATGCCATCTGGCATTGGGGCACCGCGGTCTCCTACTTCGACCCCGCCAATGGCGTGGCGGTCCACGTGGGCGGCTGGACACATAGTAATTGGTATAATGGCCACACCGCTGGCGCACCGTTCTGGCAAGCCTACAACAACGGCGGCGTCAAGAACAGTGCCATCTACCTAAACTTCAATGGCCACGGTTGGTGGTACAACCCGTTGGGTGATGGAAATTCGCCCCCGAATAATGCACGGGCCACCATTGCAGCAGGGACGCTGCTGCCGACCCAGCCCAATACCTGGAACGGGGAAGCCGTTCTGGTGCGCATCCACATCATGGCCGCGCAACCGTCTGGCTTCTGGTCGCACGTCGCGGAGCTCCCGCATTTGCGGATGACGCGCAACGACAACATCAATGACGGTCAAATCCTGACCCTTGGGTCCGAGCGCTGGTTCGTCGCGCCGGTGTATCGCAAGAATACCGCGAGCCGTGACGGATCGTTTTGGAACAGCGCAAACCACTCCGGGACGATCGCGATGGCTGTCCGCTACGACGGCCCATGATCCTCCACTTTCACATCATTCTAGAGCTTTGGCATGCCCGTACTGACAGGCATAGTGCTTGATCCCGCCCAGGCTGGCTCGCTGAACCCACTCCTGAGTGCCGACGGATATCAGGTTGCCGCGATCTATCCGTACACCGCCAGTGATACGCCACGTGCAGTGATAGGCCCGCGAAGCTACGCAACCAACATCACAGTTCCTGCGCAGCGAGCGCTGATAGGCATTCATGCGCAGAGCTATTTTGAGGACTATTACTTCCGCGTGCACATCAGGCCGGCTGCCATCGATGTTGGCAACCTGATCTCGACGCAGCAGCGGCAGTTCGAGGTGTGGAACGCGCACCTCGAATCCAGGACGTTGAACACCATCAACAAGACCGGAACATACTCCGGCCTAGAGCTGTCGGATGCACCGCTGCCGCCGGCCGCGTACGGGCCTCTGCAATCTTACGTGTACACCCTCATGGCGAAGGTGGCAGGCGACCCGGTGATCAATGCGACATTCGAGTTCGTCTTCGGCTCTGAGCACGTTTCCATTCGTATCACCGGTCGCCGCGTGGTGATCTGGGCGATCCGCCCGGACTGGAGCTATGGCATCACCGAGCGGCTGGAGTGGCTCACGGATGTGCTCACGGCCAACAACGGGATGGAGCAGCGTGTGCGGCTGCGCAAAAACGCGAGGCGCATGCTGGAAATGGCGTGGCTTGCGCAAGGGCAACGAGCAATGATGGCCGATACGCTGCTCACCGGCTGGGGCAGCCGCAAATACTGTGTGCCGGTGTGGATGGAGCGGGATCGTGCCGCTGCGCCCATCTCAGCGGGTGCGACCACCATCACGGTCACCAATGCGTCGCTCAAGGACTATGCCGTGGGCGGCTATGTGGTGCTGTGGGCAGACGAGACATTGGCTGAGGCCATCGAGATTGCAGCGATTGCAGGCAACACGCTCACGCTCATGACCCCGGCGGAGAACAGTTATCCTGCGGGCACGTCCATCTGTCCAGCGATGTTTGGGCGCATCGATGGCGATGTGCAGGTGCGGCATGTGCGATCAGATGCACTGGCCGGGATAGTGCGCTTCCTCGACGAAATGGCCAAAGACAGGCAACCAACCGAAATCGGGCCAACATGGCAGGGCTACGTCGTGCTGGACGAGCGGCCTGACTACAGCGAAGATCAGGACTCCACTTGGAGCCGGACGCTTGAGGTGCTGGACAGTCTCACCGGCATGATGATGGTGGACGATACGACAGGCTTCCCCATCGTCCGCCGCACCTATACCTGGCTTGTGAGCGGGCTGCCCGCCATCGATCGCTGGAAAAAATGGGCCGCCGCGCGCGCCGGCCGGCTCAATGCCCTGTGGTTGCCCAGTTTCATGGACGACATCGAGATCATCCAGGACATACAGCCTTCAGCAACCGCCGTCACGGTGCGCAATGGGTTGAATGCGCGCTACGGGGCGGGCATGCCGAACCGCGCAGCGATCCGCATCGAGACGACAGGCGGCCAGGTCTTCCATCGCCGCGTGACGGGTATCGCCGAAATCAGCGCAGATGCAGAGCAGATCGCCATGGATTCGTCGCTTGGCGTTCTGGTGCCCGTGCCGAACATCCGCCGCGCCATGTGGGTGAGTCTGGCGAGACTGGAGTCTGACGCCATCGAGATCCACTACGAAACCGACAGCATCGCGCGCATTCAGGCGACGTTCAGGATTGTGACGCAATGAGCTACGTGGGACAGGAAGCAAGCCAATCCTCAGGCCACCCGGTGGAGCTGTACCGGTTTGCACTTGGGGCCAACAAGTGGCTGTTCACATCTGGGCAGACAGAGGCGGTCTATCAGTCCGAGACCTACGAGCCGACCGCGATCCGGCGATCCGGCATCGAGCAGGGCAACGAGATCAACCGGTCAGGCCTTGAGATTGTGCTGCCGCGCGATAACGCACTCGCCGCGCTGTTCATTGCCAGCCCGCCTGAAGGCTTGGTCTCCGTCACGATCTACCGCTATCACGCGACCGACACCGCCAATGAGGTCATCGTACTCTGGAAGGGCCGCGTTGGCGGGGCGCGACTCTCCGGTTCCGAGCTCGTGCTCAAATGCGAGCCGATCGCCACCAGCCTCAAGCGCCCAGGGTTGCGCGCGCGGTATCAATTGCTCTGCAGGCATCCGCTGTATTCTGCTGGCTGCGGAGTGGCCAAGGAATCATTCATGACGAGCGGCACGGTGACTTCTATCTCCGGCGCGACGGTGCAGGTTACCGCTGCTGCTAGCAAGCCGGATGGCTATTTCGTGGCCGGGATGCTGGCGACGAACAATGGCCAGCGGATGATCGTCGGTCATGCTGGATCGAATGTCACGCTGGTTGCGCCGATGCCGTCACTTGCCATCGGCGATTCTGCGCGGCTTTATGCTGGATGCGACCATTCAACGGCCACTTGCCTGAACCGGTTCAACAACCTTGCAAATTTTGGCGGGTTCCCGTACATCCCGCGGAAAAACCCGTTCTCCGGCGATGCAATCGTGTGAGGTGCGCGCATGTGGAATTTCCTGCTGACATGGGTCGTCACCACCGTTCTTTCCGCGCTGCTGGCCCCACGTCCAAAGGTTCAGGACGCCCAGCCAGGACAGATCGGCGAGAAGAGCATTCCGATTGCCAGCCAGGACGCGCCGATCCCGGTGCTCTTCGGCACGCGCGTGCTGTCGCAACCGAACGTGGTGTGGTACGGCGACGTTCAGGTGCAGCCAATACGCAAGTCATCCGGGGGCAAGAAGTGATGACGCAAATCATGGCCCGCCTCGAACACGCCCGCGCCATTGGCTACTGCGCCCGCGGCATGCGCCGGTGGTTCGAGGGCCGCGAGCATACCTGGCAGGAGTTTGTTTCATTCGGCGTGCCTGTGGAATGGCTGCGCGCCACCGGTGACGAGATGGCGATCCGTGTGGCGGAAGAGGCCGAACGCGAGGCAGCAGCATGAGCGGCGGCAAGAAGAGTGTCACGGTCGGCTATTGGTATGGACTAGGCATGCACATGGTGCTGTGCCATGGTCCGGTCGATGAGGTGACAGAGGTCATCGTCGGCGAGAAAACCGCCTGGACCGGCAGCGCCACTGGCAACACAAGCATCACGATAAGCCGACGCGACCTCTTCGGCGGCGAGGCGCGCGAGGGCGGCGTGGATGGAACGCTGGACGTGATGTTCGGAGGCGCCAGCCAGACGCCCAACGCCTACCTGCAAAGCAAGCTTGGGGCAAACATACCGGCCTTCCGCGGTGTCTTGTCCGTGGTATGGCGCGGTCTGGTGTCAGCCATGAACCCCTACATCAAGCCCTGGCGCATCCGCGTCAAGCGCATCCCGCGCGCATGGTATCCGGCCAAGGCGGAGATCAGCGGGGACGCCAATCCGGCCCACATCATCCGTGAGTGCCTGACGAATCCTACGTGGGGCATGGGCTACCCAGACGCCGACATCGACGGCGCTAGCTTCACGGCAGCAGCAGATACGCTCTACGCGGAGGGCTTCGGGCTGTCGATCCTCTGGGATCAGGAGCAGCCGATTGAGGACTTCATACTTTCGATCCTGCGCCACATCGACGGCGTGCTCTACATCCACCCGCGCACCGGAAAGTTCACCCTCAAGCTGGCAAGGGACGATTACAGCGCGGGGGGTTTGCCCACGCTCTCGCCGTCCAACGTGTTGCGCATCGAGGAGTTCACCAGGCCATCGTGGGGCGAGATCGTCAACCAGGTCACGGTCCAATATCGGGACGGCCAAACCGATAAGGACGACAGCATCACTGTGCAGGACATCGCCGCCATCCAGCTTCAGGGAGGCGTGGTTGCGAGCACAATCCGCTATCCTGGCATCAGCAATGGCACGCTGGCCAACAGGGTGGCCATGCGCGAGCTCAAGCAACTTTCCAGCGCGCTGGCCAAGGTGACGCTGGTAGCAAACCGAGAAGCGTCTGGTCTCGATATCGGCAGCGTCTTCAAGCTCACCTGGCCGCCGTATGGCATCACCGAGATGGTCATGCGGGTTGCGCGGATCAGCTATGGTGAGCTGACAAACGGTCAGGTGCGCATCGAGGCGGTGCAGGATATTTTCGGCCTGCCTAATGCCATCTACACCAATCCACCGCCGACCGGCTGGCAGGAACCAATCAGCCCGCCAGCACCGTGCCCGGCCCAAACGGTTTACGAGGTGCCCTACTGGCAGATCGTGAAGGACGTCGTGGGCGAGTGGCCGAGCCTGCTCAACGACATCGATCCAACCGAGGGCATTGTCGCCGCCATAGGCGCGCGTCCGAGCGCGGACGCAATCGATTACCACGCCATGCGCTGGACAGGATCGGCCTGGGAGGACGCCGGACGCGGCACCTTTGCCCCCACAGCCTTGCTGGCTGCGGCCATGCCACAAGGTGCTGCCAACATTTCCATCGGCCTTGGCTCGCCTATTGACACCGACATGGTTGCCGTGGGCGATTTCGCGATCGTTGACAACGAGTGGCTCATGGTCACCGCCATCTCTGTCTCAACCATGACCTTTGCCCGCGGGGTGTTGGACACCGTGCCTGCTGCGCATTCGGCAGGCGCGCGGGTGTATTTCGTCGTGCCGCACTACATCGGCCACGAATACGTCACCGGAGAGACGGCGCAGCTTCGCCTGCTGCCCAAGACAGGCAGGGGCGAGCTGAGCGTATCGTCTGCCAGCACGCTATCTCGCAGCATTCAGCAGCGCTTCATCCGGCCGTATCCGCCGGGCAATATCAAGGTCAATGGCGGTGCCTATCCTGCCGCCGTGGCCGGCGACATCACCATCACCTGGGCCAACCGCAACCGCGTGACACAGACTGCAAACGTCATCCGGCAGACCGACGGCAACATCACGCCGGAGACCGGTCAGACGACCACGATCCGCATCTATGGCGGAGCGTCGCTCACGACGCTTCGCAGGACCTTCAGCGGATTGACCGGGACAAGCCAGAGTTGGACGCTCGCCCAGATCGCCACCGATGGCGCTGGTCTGGATGGGCGCATCAGAATAGAGGTTGAATCGACGCGCACTGATTCCAACGGCACTTTCGCCAGCCTGTACAAGCACACGATAGAGACAGACAGGGCAGGCTACGGGCTACAATACGGCAACTACTACGGAGGCATCTGATGCCAAGCACCGATCCCAATCTTGGACTCACCTACGGCTGGACGCTCGGAGAATCAGGCTGGCATGCCGGCATGGATGCGAATCTGAAGCGGCTTGGCGCGGTGGTCGGCCTTTCCGTCAAAGACCGCGACCTGACCACGCCGCCGGCAAGCCCTGCAAACGGCGATCGCTACATCATTCCGTCTGGCGCTACTGGCGCATGGTCAGGAAAGACAAACCAGATTGCCGTCTATATCGGCGGCACGTGGGAATACTACGTACCGAAAGTTGGCTGGCTGGCTTACATCGAGGACGAGTCCGTGCTCTCGGCCTACAAGACGACGGGGTGGAGCTCAGGGGTGTCGATATGAAACAACGCCTGCTCAACATCGCCATCGCCCTCGACCAACTGCTATGGGTCGTGCTGACCTTAGGCAAAGGCATGCCTGACGAGACCATCAGCGCTGCCGCGTACCGCATGGAGCAGCAGGGCAAGCTGGCCGGGCGCGTGCTGCGCCCGATCATCGATGCGCTGTTCCGGCCGCTGGAGCGCGATCATTGTCGTTTGAGCTACTGGTCGGAGATAATGGGAAATCAACTACCGACGATTTACCGGGGCCGCCATGACATTCGAGACTGACGACATCCGCTCGCCAGAGATAGAGCACAACGCTATTGTGCAAATCGAGCGTATTACGCACAACATTGCGCAAATCCGCGCGGACCAGTCGGTGGTCAAAGAGGAACTGCGCGGGCTGCGCGATGCGCTACAAAGGATGTCGGAGGCCATCACCCGGTTGGCTCTCATCGAAGAGCGACAAGCCGCAGCTTCGCAAGCAATCGAGCGCGTTATGGCCACCGTCGAGAAAATCGATGAGCGCGTGCGCGCGTTGGAGGTTGCCGATCCGATGCAGACCAAGACCGCGGAGTGGGTAGAGCGTGCACTATGGGCTGCGGCCACTGCTGCCGTGATGTTCGTCGCAGCTAAGGTGGGGTTATTTTGAGGGACATGCAAATGGGAATCGAGATCGATCGAAAGTTGCGCGGCCTTTGGCGTAGCCGCACCCACTGGGCAGGTGCGCTACTGGGCGTACTCGTGGGGGCAGCACCGCAAATCGAGCGGTTGCTCGAAATCAAGCTAACGGCTGAACATTACGCAATCGCCGGCGTCGTGCTTTACGGCATCATCAGCTTTCTGCGTTGGATCACGACCGAGCCGTTAGAGAAAAAAGCCAATGACGACTGACGACATCATCAACGACATCATCCGCCGGGAAGGCGGCTTCGTCGACCATCCAGCCGATCGAGGCGGCCCGACGAAATACGGCATCACACAATCCACCCTTGCTGAGTGGCGGGGCCGCCCGGTCACGAAAAAGGATGTGGAGGCGCTGACCGTAGATGAAGCGCGGCGAATCTACAGGTCGAACTACATCGATAAGCCCGGTTTCGCCGCATTGCCCGAGCCGCTGCGCGGTCTGGTTGTGGACACCGCAGTGCATAGCGGTGTGAAAACCGCCGTGAGACTTCTCCAGAAAGCGCTCGGTGGTCCTGCTATGGACGGCATCTTGGGGCCGGTGACCATGGCCGCTGTGCGGGGGGCCAACTACTCGTGGCTCTACCGCAAAGTGCTGGCAGAACGTATCCGCTACCTTGGCGAAGTCATCACGGTGCGTCCGGCCAATGCGGTGTTTGCCAAGGGTTGGATGGCGCGGATGGCTGAGTTCATGGAGAGCGCGCCATGACGGACGACCGTAGATACACCGCCACAGTCTGCGTAGAGATCACGTATCACGGAGTACCGTGCCGTGATACCACGGACGCATCACAGCAGGTCATATCCAGGCTGCCGATCAAGCAGATCGGCGACATCGTGTCATTTATCGGCTGCGATGACGTGCGCGTGACCATCGGCTACGTGACCATGTACAGCAACGACGAGTCATGATCCAGCTACCTGCGTTTTCTGCTGCCGTCGCAGTCATTGCCGGCATCGTCGGTTTTACCGCGGGTTATACGTGGGAAAATCGCGCGCGTAAATCAGAGGTTGCGCAAATCCGCGCCGAGATCGCCGCTCGTGAAGCCGAAGTTGCCGAGGAAACCCGCCACCGCATCGAAGTCGCGCTCAAAGCAAGTGACGTCGCTATTGCCGAGCGCGATGCACGGCTGGCAGAACTCGACGCCGTCAACCGGAGACTTCGCCATGACCTCAAAACTGCCACCACTGGCCGCCCTTGCCTGTCTGCTGACGCTCGCTGGCTGCTCCAACAATCCCCCGCTTTCCGCCTCGGATTGTCCTCGCCCACCGGCAGCCCTGCTACAACCAATGCCGCCACTGCCGCCGATCCCGGCCAGCCTGCCGGCGATTCCACCGATGCCGACATCGCTGGATGGATACTCGATGCAGCCGCCCTTTACGAGCAGTGCCGCGCCAGGATCGACGCCCTGAGGAAGTGGGACGAATTGACCCACGGCGCGCGGTAGATCGCAGTCTTTGCCCCGCTGGAGAGAGCATCTCCGGCCCGACGCCCTCCGTCTGAGGGCGTTTCTTTTGATACCGCGCCACGCCTCATTCCGCATACAGCCCAGAAATTTCAAACTCCTGTGCTGTCCGAGGGTTGGTAACTCATCAAGGCTGCGGCAACACGGCTACACTCCGAAGCCATAACTGAGAATGCAGGGCCTGCTTTTCTGAGCATTTCCGACAACCTGGTAAAATATTCAATACCGAAATCAATATCTTCGGCACTAAGTGATTCACCGGCCGTGTTTTTTCTGTACACCTCAGCAGGAGAAACCGGGTTTTTATCCAGCTCAATTCGCCCGAGCCGTATGCAACGCGCCAAATCGCGCATGGTGTATCCCATAGGGCTGGTCTCCTGCCACGTTCCTATACCACATGGACCTCTCCTAAGGTTGAGGTCGCCCTCTTTGAGTTTTTCACCTTCAATTCTTGCTGCAACTTGCTCACGAGTATCTGCTTCGACAAATGCAATTAGATCAAGTAAATCCTCTTGGGACACTCCGCGAAGTGTTTCCCCGTGATGGAACATGATTCCATTACGATCGGCCCAATCCTTTAACAAACGCCTCAATCTAGATGTAGCTTCACGCATTCTCACCCTCCAAGAAATACCAAACACTGCCTGCCTTCTCCTTGACATCCTCCCCGGCCTGAAGGCCGGAGATTCCTACCACGCTACGCGTGGATCGCTCCATGCGTAGTTGTCTCGGTGGGTTCCTGGGCCGAGTGCGCATCCGCTATCCTTCCCCGCCCTGAACGGCGGGGCTTGCCACGCACCGGGTCGTCAAACGCCAGGCTGGAGAATCCGTGGTTCTGACCAGAATGGCGCGCACGGTGTCTTTCCCGGCCCCGGCGGAGCCGCAAAGCCCAACTAGCATCACTTATCATCCTCCGCCTCAAACTCTGCCAACCAGTCGTCATGCTGTGCAGCGTGAGTGCCTTGCGCAGTTGGCTCTGCGGGTTGCTTGGGCGGCTCTTGCGCGGCCTGCGGCTGCGGCGGCTGCGCCAAGATTTCGCCCGTCTCTGCATCCACCGTCACGAACGCATTGTCCTGCGGCAGCCCGAGCTCCGCGCGCTCGTCAGCCTCGATGGCGGTGGCAAGCTCAACGCTGATCGGCAACCACTTGAACAGGCGGCGAAGCACGGTCTTGAGCGCCATCGCCTCGAAATGCGTTACCCACGGGCCGCTCGTGTCAGCGCGCGATTGCGCGCGCACGGCCTCGACCTCGCGCCGAGACATCACATCAAACTGGATGCCACCGTCCTTGAGCTTGGCGACCGCGTACACGAAGCGCAGCTTGTCCGGCTGAACCCGGTTCGGGTTGTCGAAGTCGGGGATGTGCCTGAGATTGCTCTCAAGCCCGAACGACACCTCAAACGTGTCCCCCTCGTACACGGGGCGCGCTTCGATGCTGATGATCTGGCCGCTGCGGCGCGCCAAATCGATCATGCCGCGATAACCGACGATGAACTGCACTTCCATGACACCCTTCTTGCGGTTCTCAAAGGGCACCAGGTAGGCATGCCCGAGCGGCCCGCCAGGCTCCAGTCCAAGTTGCGCACAGGTCATGAGCGCGCCGAGAAAGCTAGCTTGATCGCAGCGCTCCAGCGCAGGGTTTTTCCGAACCTCAGTAAGCGCCACGCGCGCCAGCCGGTCTGCTGTGACGTGCTTTGGCAGCGCCAACGCCATTTGCGCCTTGACCTTGGGATCGTTCAGCAGCTTTGTGATGTCGTTGCTGTTGTTGCGTTTGGCTGGCGCTTGGCCCGTGACTGCTGCTTTGAGAGTAGTTGCCATGTCAAATCTCCTTGAGCAAAAACCGGCGGCTGCCGGGGGTTTCTGTGGTGTATGCGGCGATCACGTCAGCGGGCGCATGCACCGCTTCCGCGACCGCCTTCCAATCGGTACGGCGGGTCGGCCTTGCGGCCTTCCATGTCACCAGCGGCTGGCCATTGAGCGCCAGGATTGATCGCTCGCCGAGTGCCAACTTGATGCGCTCTGTCGCGGCCTCGTAATCGGCCTCGGCTTGCGCGATGCGAGCTTTGGCCTCGCGCGCGGCGTTGTATGCTGCCAGCAGCTCGTCGTTGGCCTCAATGGTCTCGCCGTTATCGGCTGGGAACAGACGCTCCACGTCTTTGGCCTTTGCAGGCTCCGGCGGTTGACGCGTGAGCACGTGGCGGCGCCAGAAATCATGTGCACGCTCCAGCATTGCGGTGATGGTCTCGTTGTCGCGATAGATGCGACGGATGACCATCCGCTGCCCGCCGATCAGGGCAGCAACATCGGCCCATGGCTGCCAGGTGATGCCCAGATACCACATCACCTGCGCCTGATGGTGCACCGGCACCGCGTCTTCATCGCCGTCGCGGCCCCACTCTCCAGCCTTGTAGGCGCTGGCGGTTTTGACCTCCAGCAAGCCCTGTGCGCCCAGCAGCGTGCCGCCATCATCTGACACGCGCACGCGGCTCCCTGGAGCAACTACGGCGCGGTCGATGTTGCCGAGTGCCCATTCGTGCGCCGGGTGGCGCAAGATGCGATTAACACGCTGCACTGCGCGCTCGGTGCGCGCGCTGTACTCGCGCGCCACCACATCTTCCAGCAGTGTACCCCACCGCACTGCCTCGGCATCGCCTAGGGCGTCCTCGATCTGGCCGGTCTTGTCCAGCCAGACGTCGACTGCTGTTTTCCACGGCGACAGCCCCAGAATGGCGGCTATGTCACTGCCGCCGATTCCCTTCTGCCTTTCGGCAAGCCATTGTTCACGGTTCATCGCTATGCCTCCTGTGTTTCGTTGGCAAGATGCCTTGCGGCCTCTTCGATTATTTCCGCGCGCCGCAGCATTCTCTGCGCTTTCTCGCGCATTTCTTGCGCAGAAAGCACAAGACTATCGGCGCAGCTCATTTTGTCTGACAGCAAGACGCTAACATCTATTCCGTCCTGCCTTATTCTGGCGTATGCACCAGATGCGCCTACAAACATCTGGATCTTCATGTGGCCCCCTAGAGAGTGATTCTGGCGAGTCGCCAGGCCATGCGAATGCCATAGCCGTGGCGCAAGTAGAAGATGAAATCGGACACGAACTTCTTCACAATGACCTCCTGATTGACGATTGCCGCACAACAAGCGCATCGTTGGGCAGCCCGAGCGCAGCCCATGCCAGCGCGCCAGCAACACGGCGGCGCTCAAGGTCGGTGTCGCACTCGATGCGCCAGCCCTCAAGGGCAAGAATGGCGAAATGCGCGCCGTCAAGCGGCACGCCGGACTTGGCGCGCAGCACCACTCCTAGCCCGTAGCTGGATAGGGGGTGCTGGTCGGTCCAGCGCAGGCGCTCGCGGCGTCCGGTTGGCGAAACAAGGCTGATCATAATGCACCTGACAGCCGCGCATACCGCTTCGCGTGCACCCTAACCTGGGCGCACTTGCGGCACATGCAGCCGGAGCGGTGACCGGTCACGGCCGCTACACTGCAGTTTATGGCCTTCAGAACCGCCTCTCGATCTTGAGAGGTGGACGAGGATTGGCGATTCTTCCCTTTCATTGCGGCTCCTTATGCTTTAGGACTGCAATTCCCGCATGCGCGAGCTCAAGGGCCGCAGCGGCAAATGCCGCCTCAGCGACCCAAGGTGCGCCGCGAGTGTCGTCGAGCAATTGATCGACAACATCCGCGGCTTTGGCGCGCATTGCCGCACATGCGGCCTCGAGTTCGTCGCCGCTGGCCGCAGCGATCTCCTGGCGGCAGGTGCGCATCAGCACCTGCAGAGCCGCCTCGGCGAGCTTGGTGCCGAGGTTTTCGATTTTTGCGGTGTTGATCATGGTTTCCTCCTAGCCCCAGACCCCCTGAGGCACGGGTGCAGCGGGATGCTGCTCAGCCAATCATCCCCATTTTTACTGGGGGGACGGCGGCACTTGCCACGGTCACCGCATACTGCACGAGCAGTTTTGGCCGCATTTCTTCGGTGATCGCGGTACGCTTTGTGGCCTTGCCGTCTTTGTAGCAGACGGCTTCATCGCCTTCACGGACCAGTTTCTGGCCCCCTACATAGGCGATCACCGCGCCTTCGGGGATTGCCCCCTCTCGGATGACCTTTTCGAGCACCTGTGGGTTATACCTGTACAGAGGCACAGACTGAGCGATGCTGTGGGCCTGTTTGATAAGCGCTTCAACTTCCATGATTCCCTCCTAGCCCCTGATCCCCCGAGGCGCGGGTTACAGCAACATGCTGTACGATTTGTACTATAATGCACACCAAGCATGATGTCAAGGGGTGCATCTATGAAATTTTTTTATAGCGTGGATAGTTTTGTTTTATGAGCATAGACAGCGACTTGCTTACCAAGCGCCGCCATCTGTGTTATGTTATGATCGTCATGTTAGACCAGTAGGAGCAAGCCATGCAAACATGTCTAAAAATCAAAGAGATACGCAAAGCCGCCGGTATGTCACAGGAGAAGCTCGGTGCCGCGTTGGGCCTCGACCAGAGCATCATCAGTAGGCTTGAGCGCGGGCAGCGCCCGATCACGCTAGAGCGCCTGTGCACCATCGCTGAGGCGCTCAACGTCTCGGTGCATGATCTGATCGAGGATCGGCGGTCATGATCATCAGATCACCTAGACCAGAAACGCACTTCTACGTGCTGGACAAGCGCATCAGCGAGGACAGGCGTCTCTCATGGGCAGCCCGTGGTCTGCTGATCTACATACTCGGCAAGCCAGACAACTGGCGCGTGTCGGTTGCCGCACTTGTTAACGAGGTAGCAGGCACGGAAAAGCCGACAGGCAGGGATGGAACATACGCCTTGCTTGAGGAGCTTATCAAGGCCGGCTATGTGCGCCGTGAGCAGCCACGAGGTAAGGACGGCAAGCTTGCCGACGTCACCTACATAGTGTTTGAGGCCCCGTCACCGCATACGGCTCAGCCGCATACGGCTCAGCCGGATACGGCTCAACCGCTTCCGGCAAATCCGACACTAACAAGTACTGAATATAGAACAAGGATTGATAATGAACCAAGGATTGAGAGTAATAAGCGCGCACGCGCGCGCGCATCAAAGCCGTCCGCCAGCCTCTCATGCCCGCCAGACGTTGACCAACAGGTCTTCGCCGACTGGCTTGCAGTGCGCAAGGCCAAGCGAGCAGGCCCCGTCACGCCGACAGTGCTCTCAGGCATCCGCGCCGAAGCAATGAAGGCTGGCATCAGCCTGCAAGACGCCATCGCGCATTGCTGCCTTGCCGGGTGGCAGGGCTTTAGGGCGGATTGGTATCTGTCCAAATCACCAAAGATGACCAACAACGTAAGGAGATCGATCCATGAAGAACGAGCAGAAGTCATTGCAACACTCACAGGCCGAAATCGACAACCGCAAACCGGCAGAATCATCGACATCACGCCAGATGCTTCCAGCGTCCTGGATTGAGCGCATCTTCCAACGACTGACGGCCTTCTACGGATCGCGATTCGCGGACATGTGGCGCGGCTGTGATCTTGATGCGGTGAAATCAATCTGGGCGCAAGAGCTCGCAGGATTCACGAAGGACGAGCTCGCAGCAGGAATCGCAGCATGTCGAAATTTGGAATGGCCGCCAACGCTGCCGACATTCATGAAGCTGTGCCGCCCAGCCTTGGACTACGAGCGCGCGTTTCTGGAGGCGGTCGAACAGATGCGCAAGCGCGAAACAGGCGATGATCGATGGAGCACGCCGGCGATCTATTGGGCCGCGGTAAAGCTCGGATCAGACCTCTCGGCCTACCCATACCAGTCGATCAAAGGCCGCTGGCAGGCCGCGCTCGATGAGGCAATCGAGGCCATCCGCACCGGCAAGCTGCCGGCAGAGGTGCCGAAGCGCCGTGAAGCACTCCCCGCCCCTGGTCAGTGCATCGTGCCACCCGAGGTGGCCAAGCAGCGGATTGCCGCTATCCGTGACATGCTGACCCGCAAAATGACCATGCAATAACCGATGTGCGGGATGAGACCTTGCGAGAAAGATGGATGCACGTGGTCAGAGACGTTCCGGCGGGAATGCGAAGCGCGGGAGGTGATGAAGTGGAAACGCGAGATGAGACAACGCTACTACGCCAGGGTGAAGGAATTCCGGGGGGAGAAGGAGGCGCAGGCGCTGATCGACGAGGCAAAACGGCAATGGTCATTGCACTCACGGCCGCCGGCTGGTTCTGGCTCTGCTACGCCGTTGGGATTGTTCTGATCGTGCTGTATGTGATGGAGTGAGCCATGGCAATGATTCAAATCCCGAAGTGCTTCAGCAGCAGGGAGCAGTACTCGCTCTGGGTTAATGCAGCACGATTAAACAGTCCCGGCGCAAGCGGGTATTGCGCCGACTGCACGCCAGAGTACCAGCGCGAAATGATCGAGCAGTGCCGATGCGAATGTCCGGATACGACGTTCCACATCGACGAGGACGGATTCGTTGCCGGAGTGCGGGTAGGCGCAAGGCCACCGAACAAGCGCGGGAGGCCTAAAAAGCGCGAAGGAGAGCAGCAATGCAGTGCATCCTAGCCATCGATCTAGGCACCACCACAGGCTGGGCGCTGCGCAGCCGTGACGGACACATCATCAGCGGCAGCGAGAGCTTCAAGCCGCAGCGCTTCGAGGGGGGCGGCATGCGCTTCCTGCGCTTCAAGCGCTGGCTCACCGAGATCAAGCAGTGCGCAGATGGGCTGGACGCGGTGTACTTTGAGGAGGTCCGCCGTCACGTCTCGACCGACGCAGCCCATGCTTACGGTGGCTTTCTGGCCACGCTCACGGTATGGTGTGAGCACCACAAGATACCGTACCAGGGCGTGCCAGTTGGTACGATAAAGCGGCACATGACCGGCAAAGGCAACGCCAGCAAGGACGCGATGATGGCAGCCGTCCGCGCGCTTGGGCATCGACCAGCTGATGATAATGAGGCCGATGCGCTGGCTCTGTTAGACTTGGTGGCAAAGCATCATGACCCGGACAATGGTTGAGCTATGCCTAGGCTGAGCAAAGAGACGTGGGCAGACGTCCGCGCAGAGCGGGAGGCGGGTGCGAGCTTCGGGGAGCTGGCATCCAAGTACGGCGTGGACAAGGCCGCCATCGTGCGTCGCGCAAAGGCCGAAGGGTGGGGAGACGGCCAAGACGTGGCCGAGGTCATCCGCCGCAAAGTCACCGAGAAGCTCACCGGTACGTCACCAACGGCGCCGGAGAAAAAGGCGGCTGCCATCGATGCCGCAGCAGATCGTGCGGCAGAGGTGGTTAGGCGGCACCAGGAGGAGACCAACGCCGCGCGCGAGCGGCTTTACGCAGGCCTCAAGGCGCACAAAGCGGCATTTACCAAGGACGAAAAGGTGCTGGCGTTTGAAGACCTCAAGGCCGCCAAGATCGCAGCCGAGGCGCTTGCCATCATCCAGCGCTTAGAGCGGATCAACTGGGGTCTAGACAGCGGGCAGCAGCAAGGCGATGTCGTGCTGCGTCACAACCTACGCATCGTTGGCGATAGCGATTGATGGCGCGATGGCGATAGACTTCCACCTAGATTATGACGGCACACGACCGCAGTACGAGTTCTGGCGTTCGCCGCACAAGTACCGGGCGTTTATTGGCGGCATTGGGTCTGGGAAAACATTCGCCGGCGCGATGGCAATCTTGCGCGAACCGCCGTCCGTTGGGATGGTGGTGGCCCCAACTTCTGACATGACCGAAGAGCCGTACAAGACACTCAAAAAAATCGCCGGCCCTCTAGTGCTGGACGAGAGGCGCGGCAAGGGAGACCGTTGGGTCCGCCTTAGGACCGGGCATGAGGCCTATTTCAGGAGCGCAGACAACCCGGATCGTTTGCGCGGCTATAACCTTGGATGGTTCTGGATAGACGAAGCAGCGCAACTGCCAAATGATGAGGCGTGGATGATCATGATCGGACGCCTGCGCTTAAAGCCTGGACGCGGATGGATCACCACAACACCGAAGGGATACAACTGGCTCTATCGACTGTTTGTGCAGCAGGCAACACCAGATATGACGATAGTGCGCGCTCCCACGCGCACAAATACGCTGCACGAAAACGCCGGATTTGTCGAGTCCGTCGCTAGCCAATACCACAGCCAGTTTGCAAAACAGGAGCTGGATGGCGAGTTCGTCAATATCGGGGCCGGACTGGTCAAGCCTGAAATGCTAGTCGATGCGCCATGCCCGCCAGGACTGCCCATTGTGCTTGGCGTTGACCTCGCCATCAGCGAGCGCGCCGGCGCGGACTACACCGCCATCGTGGCACTGGCGCGCGACCCGGAGACCGGCGTCGTGTACGTCAAGGAAGCCGAGCGCCACAGATGCGCGTTTAACGACGTGCTCCAGCGCATCAAGGCCGCAGCAGCGCGCCACAGCCCAATCCTGATCGCCATCGAGCAGACGCAATACCAGGCCGCCGTGGTGCAGGAGCTTCTGCGCACAACCCCGCTTCCGGTGCGCGGCATCAAGCCAGACAAGGACAAGCTGACACGCTTTCTGCCAGTGCTCACGCGCTACGAGCAGCGGATGGTGCGCCATGATCCGTCTGGTGTCCCGGCCTGGTTCCGCGACGAGCTGCTCTCCTTCCCAGAGGGCGAGCACGATGACGGCGTCGATGCGCTGGCCTATGCTTTTGCCGGTATGACATCGGCTATCGTAGGATACGGCTACGAGCCGGTCGGATCGCGCAGATGGTCTGGCAAGGCAGGCGATGCGACAGACTACTCACACAAGTGGGGTGATTACTGATGGACACTAAGACGCTCAAAACAGAGATCGCCGCCCCGGCATCGACCGGCTTACGCCAGGCTTGGACATGGCGGCCTCTGGCTAGCCTCACGCCAGCGCAGGTGGCGGAAATCCTGCGCCGCGCGGCCATGGGCGATGCGTACGACTTCCTGATCGCCGCCGCCGACATCGAGGAAAAAGACCTGCACTACCGCGCCGTGCTCCAGACCCGCAAGCTGGCGGTGGCTGGCCTGCCGTGGGATGTGCAGCCAGCGGATGAGTCGCGCGCCGCGAAAAAGGCCGCCAACTTGGCGCGCCAGGTACTCGAAGCCATCGACCTGCCCGATCTGCTGGCGCAGATGCTCGATGCGATCTCCAAGGGCTACGCGGTGGCAGAGATCGTCTGGCAGACAGACGGCCCAACCTGGGTTCCATCCGCCATCCTGCCGCGCGAAGCGCACTGGTTCCGATTCGACCGCGAGACCGGACGCGAACTGCGTCTCGATGATGGCTCGCCTGATGGTCAGAAGTTGCCGCCGTACAAGTTCCTCTGCCACACCCCCAAGATCATGGCCGGGATTCCGCTCATGGGCGGGTTAGCACGCTCGGCCCTGTGGGCCTGGGTGTTCAAGTCCTACGCCCTGCGCGACTGGGCGGCCTTCGCCGAACTCTACGGCCAGCCGATCCGGGTGGGCAAATACGGGCCGGCAGCAACGCGCGAGGATATCGCGGTGCTCAAGCGCGCGGTGTTTGAGCTAGGTTCGGATGCCGGGGCAGTGATCCCGGAGTCAATGGCGCTGGAGATCGTCGAGAGCGGTGCCAAGAGCGCATCGGCCGATCTCTACCAGCGTCTGATCGAATACCTCGACCGCCAGGTGAGCAAGGCGGTGCTTGGGCAGACCCTCACCACCGACCAGGGGGCTAGCGGGAGCCTGGCGCAGGCCAAGGTGCACAACGAGGTGCGCGCCGACCTGATACGGGCAGATGCCCGCGCGCTCGCATCCACCCTCACAGGCGACCTGATCTCGCCGCTGATCGCGCTCAATATGCCAGAGGCACCCCTGCCGCGCCTCACGCTGATGGTAGAGGAGCCGGAGGACATGGCCGCGCTGGCCGACCAGCTCGCCAAGCTGGTGCCGCTTGGCGTGCCCATCCCGCAAGCCTGGGTGCGCGAGAAGTGGGGCATCCCGGAGGCTGCGCCGGATGAGCCGGTGCTGGGCACGCCTGCCATGCCGCCCGCGCCGGACACCACCGGTCAGACCGAGCAGGCCGCGCATGCTACTGCTGCCGCCGCCACCGATCCGACGCCCATTGACCCGCAGACCGACCGCATGGAGCAAGAGGCCGCGCCCGCCTGGGGCCAGATCATGGACACGATCAAGCGCATCGTGGCTGAGGCGCAGGGCCTGGAGCAATTACGCGATGCACTACTGGCAGCCTACGGCGATCTGCCAACCGACCGGCTCACCGAGATCATGGCGATGGGCTTTGCCGCTGCCGATCTCGCTGGGCGCTTTGACGTGCGGCAGGAGTCGGCCAAATGAGCGACGACGCCGACCGCGCAGACCGACTGATCGAGGCAGTGCTGCAAGATGCGCTGGCCGCCGCGCGCAGTACCCGTGGGCCCGAAACCACAGGGTATTGTCTGTGGTGCGAGGAGCCGCTGGCGGAAGGTCGCCGCTGGTGCAGCATTGAGTGTCGCGAGGAATGGGAGCGCCACCATGCCGCAGCCAGCCGCCGCTGATCCGCAGCTTGCCTTCATCTTCCGTCGCCCGTTTGCTGAGCAGGTGGCGTTTTTCCGGGGCAAGCTGGGCAACCTCGTCCCGACAAAGAGATGGGACGACATCTGGAAATCTGCCCACGACCGCGCCTTCATGGTGGCGGGCGCGGCCAAGGCCGACCTGCTGGCCGATCTGGCCGACGCCGTGGACAAGGCCATCAGCGAGGGCGAGACGCTTGACACTTTCCGCAAGCGCTTCTTCGCCGCAGTGGAGAAGGGCGACTGGCACGGCTGGACTGGCGAAGCGACGGAAGCAGGCCGCGCGTGGAGAACCCGCATCATCTATCAGACCAATCTGGCCACGAGCTATGCCGCCGGGCGGCTGGCGCAGTTGCGCGATGCCGGCTTCCGCTACTGGGTCTATCGGCACTCTGGGGCTGAGCATCCGCGCTTGCAGCACCTGGCCTGGGACGGGCTGACGCTGCCAGCCAACCATCCGTTTTGGCAGACGCACTATCCGCCAAATGGTTTCGGCTGCGGATGCCGTGTGGTCGGTGCCGACGGGCCAGAGTCGGCGAAGCTCTTGGGAGGCAAGCCCGGCTACACCGAGCCGCCCGATGGCTGGGACGACATCGATCCCGATACCGGCGAGCAGGCGGGCATCGACAAGGGCTGGGGGTACATGCCGGGAGCGACATCCGATCTGGTGCGGGAGATCGAGCGCAAGGCGGCCAAACTGCCGACGCCGCTTGGCGATGCACTACGCGCAGACATCAGGAGGGCAGAATGATCAGCATCGAAGTCGACGACCGCGAAGTGCGCCAGGCGCTCGAAGACCTGCGCCGCCGTACGTCGAATATGAAGCAGGCCATGCACACCATCGGCCAGGCACTGACAGAAGGCAGCCGGGATCGCATCCTCTCGGGTCGCGACTGGACAGGTCAACCATTCGCGCCAAACAGCCCTGCCACGCTGGCGCGCAAAAAGGGCAACAAGCCACTGATCGATGAGAAAACCTTCGTCACCAGCCGTCTGCACTACGAAGCCGACGCCGACAGCGTGACCGTTAGCTCCTCCGCTGTGCAGGCTGCCGTGCTCCAGTTCGGGGCCAAAAAGGGGGCCTTCGGCGCGACCAAGCGCGGAGCCAAGATACCCTGGGGCGACATTCCGGCGCGGCGATACTTCCCCGTCACCAAGGACGGCCAGATCGACGACGCGGCCCGCTCGCTGATCCTCGACGCCATCCGCGCGCATTTGGCAGATGACCGATGATGTCGCACACCTCCCTCATACACGCAGCCGCTGGCCATCCGGCCCACGGCCTTGAGACGACGCTGGCCACCAGCGGCGTGTGCGCCACCTGTGGCGCATCGATCGACGCGGGGGTGCCGATCTCCGCCATTGAGACGCCAACCACGTCCAGTCATGCCGATCTTTTTCGCTTCGGCGGGCGGTACGTTTGCGGCGCATGCGCATGGCTGTTTGGCGCGGGCAAAGGTAGGCCGGGCAACTTCGCCGCCACCCCGCAGCGCCTGGAGTACACCGTCATCAGTCTAGAGTCAGTCGTGGAGGACAAACGACCGTGGCTGACCGTGCTTCGCGAGCTGGCCGGGATGACCGCAGACACGCCGGTGACTGGCGTCATGACCACCGATGTCAAGCCTCGCTTGTGGCACCGCTGTCGTCTCGCGACGATAGGACGCTTTGGTCTGTACGTGCACGCGCCCGAGTACGACGTGAGCGAGTGGTGCGATTTCGACCTGCGGGCATGCCTGGCCGTGATCGATCTGATGCTCGCGCCCCTGCGCGCGGGCTTTGCCAAGGCCAGCGTGTACCACGGCCTGCTGCGCGACTACACACGCGCCAGCCGCGATCTGCCGCAGGTCATGGCATGGGACGCGGCGCTGGCCCCTCACCGCCAGCAGCCGCACTTTTTGCCCGCGTTGATCGCCGCGGGCGTTACCAAAGGGGAAAAGACCGATGGCAAATCCGCTGCAAGACCTTTTGTCCACGCTCAGCCCGCCGCAGCAGGCGGCGATCCGGCTGATCAAACTCAGCCTCGACTGTTTCAATAACGCCGACGGCACCGGCCTTTTCGCCGGTGTCGAGCGCTACAACGTGCTGGCCGGGCGCGTCGAAATCTGCGCCGTGCAAGCGGACAGCCTGCCGCGATTCTGGGCGCTGCTGCTGCGCCGGATGCAGTGGCCCGTCCCGCCGAAGGGGGCGGATGCGACGATCCTGGAGGCCATTAGTGCGCCCGACGCGTACGAGGTGCTGCGCGTGCTGGCGACCGAGACGGCCAGTGTCATCACCCTGGCGCGCATGGCGCATGACCAAGATAAAGCATCGCGGCGCGCGCTGCGGCAAGCCGTTGACCAGGAGACGGGCGAAATTGCCGACTTCGGCGACCAATCCTTGGAGGGCATCCTATGAAGTACCAAATCCTGCTGCAAGCCGTCACGCCCATCAGCCACGGCGACACCGTGACCGGCGTGGACAACCAGACCAACACCCGCATCTTCATGCGCCAGGGCATGCTGATCGATGGCAAGCCCGCGCGCGTGCCGTCCATCTCGGAAAACGCCCTGCGCAGCGTGATATTTCGCTACCCGCTGCACGACCACCTGCTGCGAGCTTTGGAGATCGAGCGCGGGCAGCTGCCGCAGTCGGTCGTCAACTTGCTCTTCTCCGGCGGCAGCATGGCAAGTGGCGCTAAAGCCCCGACCAACGAGATCGAGCTTGGACACAAGGTCAAGCAGCTCTATCCGTCCATCGACCTGCTGGGCGGCGCTGTCGACGCCTTTATCCTGCCGCGCTCTCGCATGCGCCTGGCGGCGTGGCTGGTGGCGCGCGAATACCTGCCTGCGCTGCGTTTGGTGGCCCCGGAGCTTGCCGACGATGCCGCTAGCGTGTCGGCCTACGACATGCTCACGGAAGAGACGCGCACGCGCGGCACCGGCAGCGAGTCGAGCGGCAACCAAATGCTCTACACCTACGAGACGCTGGCCGCTGGCGCCAAGCTGCTGCTGGAGGTGAGCCTGGACCCCCACACGCCGACTGCTACAGCGGCCGCGGTCGCTCATGCGCTGGCCTGCTGGGACGGCTACATCGGCGGGCAAGGGCGGCAAGGGCGCGGGCGCATGGAGGTTGTGCGCGCCTCTCTTGGTGGCGCAGACGCCTATCTCGCGCATCTCGAGACGCACCGTGACGCAATGCGCGACGGGCTGGTGACGGGCAAGCTGGGCACGGAGCGGGTGCTATGCCAGTAGATTGGACGCGCATCGGCCCGCTGCCGCAGGTATCGCCGTGGCGGCACGGGCAGCGAACGCTCACCTGGGAGCAGCGCCGCGACCAATACGCGTCCCTACCAAAGACTGGGCTGACGATCATCGCGGAGCTCGCGACGCCGCTGATCCATGCCGAGCGCAATATGACGCACCTGGACGGCATCCTGTCGAGCGCGGCCATCACCGACCACCCCGCACCGAGCAAGTGGGACAAGGTGGCCATCGTCCCGCTGCCGATCGACCTGCTGTGGGTCAGCCCACGCGGCCTGCCGCTATGGGCCTGCACGCCGCTGATGGTGTCAGACGATGCTGTGACCAGCCACGAGTACTGGCACAAACGCTACCCGACCGACCGGGCCGACTTCGGCGCCAAGCTGAGCGCCAACACATCGTCAGGCCGTTGGCGCGAGTACAGGATGCCGGTGGCGGCACAGTCTGCATCACGACTTGTGGCACTCGCCATCGGACACGCGGCAGAGGTGCAGCGCCTGCTCGATGGCATCACGCACATCGGCAAAAAGGGCAGCATGGGCTATGGCCGCGTACTGCGCTGGTCGGTAGTCGAGACGGCAGGCGTGACGCCCGATGACATCCTGTCACGCCGCCCGGTGCCGGTCGCATCCCGGCTACGACAGGGCGACCCAGTGCCTGCGCGCGGCTGGACGCCGCCCTACTGGTACGCACCGCACTGGGAGGACTGCGTAGGATGACGCCGATGCAGCGCGCGACCTATCTTGCCCACTGGCGCACCAATGCCATGCAGCGGCGCGTGTCTGAGGCGCGCGCTGTCCTTGAGCGCGCATCCGCCCTTGGGCGCGTGTCGGTCAGCATGTCGTGGGGCAAGGACAGCGTGGTGGCGGGGCATCTTGCGCTGCAGTGCCTGCCGCCGCCAGTTGCCATGCTGCACATCGCCAGCAGCTACCGGCTGCCAGGCTTTGAGCGCGTGCAAGCGTACTTTGCTGCACGTGCAAACCTGCACATCATCGAGCCGCGAAGGACCCTGCAAGAGACCATCGAGTGGCTGCGCGAGGTCGGGCTGCCGCACGAGCGCACGGCGGCACAGCAGCGGGCGGTCGTCAAGGCGATCAAGAAAGACGTCGGCACCGCATGGTGCATTGAGCACGGCTTTGGTGTGCAGGTGATGGGCATACGGGCGGATGAGAGCAAAGCGCGCCGGGTGTTTTTGCGCGCAAGGGGATTGATCTACGACGCGCACGGTATCAAGTTTGCCTGCCCGCTTGCCTGGTGGACTGCAAAGGACGTGTGGGCGTATATCGTCGCCCACGACCTGCCGTATCACCCGCTCTACGACTGTGAGACGCATGGACAGACGCGCGAGACGCTGCGCAACACCGGATGGCTCTCCACTGACGGCGCGGAGCACGGCCGGATCGTGTGGCTGCGCGAGCACTACCCGGAGCAGTACGCCATGCTGGCGTGTCACTTCGGGCAGGTGAGGGCTTATACATAACTGGCTTGCCAAATCAATATCCGTGTGCTATACGGCGGCCAGGAAACAGGACACGATATGACCTACGGCCCCCAGACCATTGCCGTCGCCCATGCCGCAGCCCACGCGGAGCTTATGCTCGCGCGCAACGCCGTTTACTTGTCGCTCCTCCCTGACGCCGACGAGGCGTCCTTCACCCCGCCGGAGTGGGTCCACCTCATTCCGGCGGGGACTTTCTCCGGTAGAGACGGGCAAGGGCCGTACACGCTGGACGCTCAAGCTGTTATAGACGCCTTCGCCGGCAACGGCGCGGACCTGCCCATCGACTACGACCATCAGTCGCTCACCGCCAAGGACAAGGCCGGCCCAGTGCCCGCCGCCGGTTGGATCAAGGAGCTACAGGCTCGCGCGGACGGCATTTGGGCGCGGGTGGAGTGGACGCCGCGCGCCATCGAGCTGCTCGCGCACAAGGAATACCGCTACCTCTCGCCGGTGTTTCGCTACCGCGCCAAGGACGGCCGCGTGGTGGCGCTTTCCGGCGCGGGACTGACCCACAACCCCAATCTCTATCTGCAAGCCGCAGCCTCACGAAAGGAGACCCCTACTATGACCATCCCAGAAAAGCTCGCCGCCCTGCTGGGCGTGCCTGCCGACTGCACCGAGGACGAGGCCGTCGCTGCCTGCCAGCGCCTGCTCGACAAGATCGAGGCGGCCGAGGCGGCCCATGCCCGCCAGCCCGACCCGGCACAGTACGTGCCGGTGGCCCTGCACAAGCAGGTATCCGATCAGCTCGCCGCGCTTCAGGCCGACCTAGCCCGCCGAGAGGCCGAGGCTGCGGTGGAAGCAGCCATGAGCGCGCGCAAGGTCAGCCCCGGCATGAAGGAGTGGGCGCTGGCCTACGCCAGCCGTGACATCGATGGCTTCAAGGCCTTCGCCGCCGCCGCGCCGGAGATCGTGTCCGCATCCGAGACCAAGCCATCCGCGCACAGCGTGGGCGGCGTGATCCTCACCGACGAGGATCGTATTGCCGCCAAGCTGCTCGGCATGACCGAGGAGGCGTTCGCGCAAGCCAAACAACAGTTGACCACCAAGGAGTAATCAGACATGGCCATCATCACCCCCGCCCTCATCACCAGCCTGCGCACGGGCTTTTCCAAAGCGTTTCAGGATGCGCTGACCGCCACGCCCACTGACTGGGCCAAGGTCGCCACGCGCGTGCCGTCGTCTTCGGCCAGCAACACCTACGGCTGGTTGGGCCAGTTCCCCACCTTGCGCGAGTGGGTGGGCGACCGCGTGCTCAAGGACATGGCGGCGCAGGCGTACCAGATCCAGAACCGGCTCTATGAGGGCACGGTCGCGGTCAAGCGCACCGACATCGAAGACGACAACGTCGGCATCTACACCCCGCTGTTTGCCGAGATGGGCCGCGCCGCCGCCACCCACCCCGACCAGCTCGTCTTCGGCCTGCTCAAGACCGCGCACACGGTCAACTGCTACGACGGGCAGTTCTTCTTCGACACCGACCACCCGGTCTATCCCAATGTGGACGGGACTGGCACGGCAACCCAGGTGTCCAACGTGCAGGCAGGCACCGGCGCTGCCTGGTATCTGCTCGACACCAGCCGCGCGCTCAAGCCGCTGATCTTCCAGGAGCGCACCACGCCGGAGCTGGAGGCGCTGACCTCCACCCAGGATGAGGCGGTGTTCATGCGCGACGAGTACCGCTATGGCATCCGCTACCGGTGCAATGCCGGCCTGGGCTTCTGGCAGATGGCGTTCAAGAGCCAGGCGACGCTCGATGCGACCAACTTCAACGCCGCGATGTCCGCGATGATGAGCCTCAAGGCCGACGGCGGTCGCCCGCTTGGCATCAAGCCGACCGTGCTGGTAGTGCCTCCCGCGCTGCGCGCCAACGCCATCGAGATCGTCAAAAACGAGCGCCTGGCCAACGGCGCGTCCAACCCCAACTTTGGCGTGGTCGATCTGATCGTCTCGCCGTGGCTGGTGTGATATGGGCATGCTGGCTCTCACCAATAGCGGCGACGTAAGAGACGTGCGCTGCAGCCCGGAAGGGCTGCTGCGCGTGTCCTTTGCGCCGCCTATCGAGTTGTTCTATGACATCGGCGCGCTTGCAGCCAACACGACGGTCTTCACGCCGGCCATCGACCTTGGGCCTGCCGAGTCGCGGCAGCATACGCTAGTGCTGGCCATCAAACGAGGGGTGGCCAGCGCTGGAGAGGCTTTTTCCGTCGAGTCGTCGCTGGATGGGGCTGATTGGTTCATCACTACCAATGCTTCGGGGGCCACGAGTTCGTCATATTCCACCGTCTCCGGCATACACATGCATAGCCAGGCCAGGCCATTCGGTCGCTACGTGCGTCTGCGCTACACAAACGGCAGCACGGCTCAGACCGCGCTCAAGCTGCTCCTGACCGCGATTGCCGGGGTGTGACATGCGCACGATGCCATTGCCCATGCCGAGCGATCTGGACGCCGTGGCGGTAGAGATCACGGCGGACGGCCAGGCCATCGTGTACGAGCCCGGCGACGAACTGCCAGCGCATCTGGTCGTACCGCCAGCGCCGGTCATCCGGACGCTCACGCCAGGCGAGTTCCGCGACCGTTTCACGCCAGCCGAGCAGGCGGCGTTTGCCGCGCTGGCCTTCGGTGGCGACGTCCACGCGCAGGCACTCCTGATCAAGCTGTCCACCAGCCTGGAGGTGGATCTGGACTCGCCGACGGTGGCCGCCGGGCTGGACTACCTGGTGAGCAAAAGCGTCATCAACGCGGCGCGCAAGGCGGAGATACTGGGATAGGGGGATGGACATGGCAAAAGCAAAGACGGCCAACCCGGTGCTCGAAGGCGTGGTGGATGTTCCACCCGCAGCCGCGCGCGTGCGGCTGTCCGTGCGCACTGTTGCTGAGCATGGCGAGATGACGCGCTACCGCGCCGGCCTGGGCCCCTTCCGGCGCGAGCCGGTGGTGGTAGAGGTCTTGCCATGGCAGGCCGAGGCGCTCAAGGCCGACCCCATGCTGCACGTCGAGCAGGGCTGATCCATGACCTACGCGACGCAGGCCGACCTGGAAGACCGCTTCGGTGTCGATGAGCTCACACAGCTTACCGACAGGGTTGGCGCTGGCGTTCCTGACGCAGCAATCGTGGCGCGCGCGCTGGCCGATGCAGACGCGGAGATCGACGGCTATCTCGCCAGCCGCTACGCCCTGCCGCTGGCCACCGTGCCGCCGATGCTGGCCCGCATTGCCTGCGACATTGCCCGCTACCGGCTCTGGGAGGACCGCGCCTCGGAAGAGGTGCGCCTGCGCTACGAGGATGCGCGCCGAATGCTCGAATCGATTGCTAAGGGCATGGTATCGCTGGGCTTGCCGGAGGCGTCAGCCGCCCCGGCGCTGGCCAAGGTGAGCCTGGGCAATGCCCGCGTGATGACCCGGGGCGGGACGGGGGGCTACTGATGCTGGAACTCGAACCCCTGATCCGCCAACGTCTCATCGATACCGTGCCTGCGCTTGCCGGTGTGCATGGTGTGGTGTCGCTGGGCATCGAGGACGTGGGCGGCAAAAAGCTGCCCGCCGCCTTCGTCGTCAGCGACGGCCATCAGGTGCTGGAGGTGACGGCACACGGCAAAGCCGCGCGCATCGCGTCCCGCTGGCTGGTGGTAGTGGCGGTGCGCAATGTGCAGCAGGCCGCGCAGGGCGAGGCCGCCAGGGCGGATGCCGCCGATCTGGTGCAGGCCTGCATGCAAGCCCTCATGGGTTGGCAGCCCCGCGCCGGGGCGCAGACCATGCAACCCGTCACCCCGCCAGCGCCCATCTACCAGGATGGCCTGCTGCTCTATCCGCTGGCCTTCGAGGTCGGCGAAGTCATCCAAGGAGCCGTAACGTGATCGTGACATTGCTCAAACCACACACCGACGCCGGGCGCGAATACCAGCCCGGCGAACTGCTCGACGTGGATGAGGCTACCGCCCGCTGGCTGATCGAGCACGGCGTGGCCGAAGCCGCGCCGGAACCCAAGCCCAACAAACCCACCA